AACTACCGAAGTTGAAGAGGTAGCAGAAAGAACACTCAACGAATTAACATTGGCAGAGTTGAAAGCTCTTGCTAAAGAAAAAGGGATTGAAGGTTATTCGACCAAATCCAAAGACGAGCTTTTGGAGGTATTGAATGGCTAAGTACCAAGCTAAGCTGAATGTTTACCTGGCTAAGTCTGACCGTCATTTTGATAAAGGTCAGGTATATGACCTGGATAACTACGAAGCGCAGGAAATCAATGCACTAGTTGATTGTTTAGAACTCGTTGAGGATCTTGACGAGGAGTTAGTTGAGGTGGAGACATCCGCCTTGTAAGGAGGTGATTAGATGTCTTACTTGACTAAAGAAGAGTTCACTGAACTCGGTTTTGAGTGCGAGGGCGACTTTTACAAACTTTTAAAACGTGCGAAGCTCGCAATCGACGCTTATACAAGGGATTTCTATTTCTTGAATAGCTTTGAAAGCGACAACGAAGCACGAAAGAGGGCGGTCAAGCTCGCTATGGCTTATCAGATAGCTTATTTAGACAGTTCAGGAGTCATGACGGCAGAAGATAAGCAGTCTATTGCTAGTATGTCAGTCGGACGGACGTCAGTTAGCTATCGCACAGGCTCACAGAATGGCTCAGGCTCGCTTTCAGTGGCCGAGCGGTACAATTTATCCAAGGACACGGAAAACTGGCTTAGAATGGCTGGATTTGGATTTATGAGGGTTGATTATGATAGATAAAAGAATGTTACCTGATTCTGTGACTATCAAGAAGTCAACTGGAGAGGATAAGTGGGGGAAAGAAACCTATTCTGAACCCCTTTTATTATCCCCTTGTAAATTCGATAGGTCCTACTCTCATTCTGGCTCAGGTAATCATCGTAGCGAGTACAATTCCTCAACCGTGATTGTGTATCACAAATACTGCCCTGTATCGCTCGATAAGAGCTTCATCGGTGGCATTGTCGAAGAGGACGGAGTCAGCTACGTTGTTAAGAATATCATCCCGCAGTATCATCCGTTGACGAGTAGGCTTTTAGCTTATGAAATCGAGGTGATTTAGTGAGTGGTGGTGTAAGTGTCAAGATTGACCTGAACGGCGTTAAGAAGAAAGTATCGCCTGAGAACTTCGCTAAGGGCAAGTTGGCCATCGCTAACCAAATGCTTCTAGACATGGAGCCATACGTCCCTAAAAGGAAGGGGGAATTGAGGTCTAGCGGACATGTTCGACAAGACTCGATTATCTATGAAACGCCCTACGCTAGATTGCGTTATTACGGTAAGAAGCGCAAAGGGTTCTTTTCTGAGAAACAAAGAAAGTTCTTCTTTGCGAATAAAGAGAAGCTACTGAGTCAAAAACCAAAGCCTGGAACTGGTCCACGGTGGGATAAAAAAGCCGCTGCCCTACACTCTAAGGAGTGGGGCGATGTCGGATTGAAAGCGATGGGATTGAAATGAACCAAAATAATGACTTTGCAGAGGTCTTACTTGAATATATCAAGGGCATTCAAGAAAAAATCCCGTCTAAACTTGATTATTTAACTGAGAAAGAGGGACTAGTAGTATTCCCTCTAGCAGGAGGAGAGGTTGTAGACGAGGACATGGCTGGAACTCAAACAGTCAGCTTGCCTTTTGAAATTGCTATCAAGTCACGAGATCAGGAATTAAACAATAGTACATTGTGGCAGATTAATGCTGCCTTATCAAAACAGGACCTAGAATTGCCAAGCAAGAATGGCTCTTACGAGTTCTTAGGTCTGAAAGTCGACAAGCCTTACTTGAATGATTTAGACGAGCAAGGCTTTTACATTTACTTGCTGGACGTAACTGCCAGCCTTGAAATTGAAAGGAAAGAATAATGCCAAAAAATAAAAACGCACTACGAAAACACTACGTTGGACCTTACAAAGAAGCTACTCCAGACACTCCGCCGACCTCAGAGGAATATCTCTGGCTTGCTAAAGGTCTGAAGTCATCTTCACCAGAGAATAACGAAGAAACAGACGATTCTGCGTACTTCGACGGCGACGGAACCAAGGAAGAAATTGTTGTTTCTAAAACAAGAGGACGCACTTTTGAAGGGCATCGTGATTACTCAGATAAGGCCCAGAACTTTGTTGCTGACAAAGAAGATGAGGTCGGTGATGATCTCGTTGTTTGGTATAAGGAAGTTTCGTCTGATGGCAAAACTCAAAAAGAGGGATTGGCCCG